CATTGTTTTCTCGATGCTTTAAAATTAGATTGTACTCACTTTCGTTTAATCGTGGTCTATATTCCATTTAGCTACCTATTTCAAAATGCATCCAATCGTAGTTCTTCTCTCTTCCTAAACTTAGGAATCCATGTTTGTAGAAAATATCAATCATTGGCTTGTATTCAGGTCGGGCAAACCTGGCAGTTTTACTTGTTTCTTTCAATAGGTTTCGCTGCGGGTCTAAATCAATTGCTACTCCCCAAGAATGTCTACTTAATTGCGTACCACCTCGCATTACCCGGTAGTTGAAACAACCACCGTATTTGTTGATTCCTAAACGATTGATTTCATCTAAACCATAGTGCGCTAAAATGTCCTCAAATACTGCAAGAAACTTATCAGCAACTAGCTTATGACATCGCATTTTTGAAACTGGTTTACCATCGTATAAGAATGGATAAGGTAACACAATAGTTTTGAGGTACGTTCCTTCGGGATTTGGCGCACCATATTTTGCAATTAATTCTTTTGTTGTCAGCATCTATTTACATTTAGTTGTTTACTGTAAACATATTAATTGTGTATTATATCACACTTTAGGCAGTTATTTCTGCTTAATCTTGGTGAAATATACTTAATTGTGCAACGTAATGCACTATTTCTTTAAATAAACTTTTGCCAAAGCTATGACAAATCCAAGCGCAAAACAAATAATTAGAATTTTAATAGGGAAATTCCACTTTTTTTTGATTGTTTTATACTCAGTTTTTACTTTATATTTTACAACTTCAATCGAATCTCGTTTAATCTTATATTCCGTTTTAATCTGATACCTCGTTTTAGGCACAAATACTTGATTGTAACGCACTATCGTATCGTACTTGGTAACATACTTTACCCATTCATTATTTATGTAAATAGAATCAATCTTTTGAATCTCGATTGTATCGGAAATTGTTTCACATCTCATTCCTTTCTTGACCGCTTTTCCGTAGTGATACGAAGCTGAACAACCAGTCATAAATATAAGCCAAAGGATTGATATTAAACAAGCCCAAATAAACGCTAAAAAGTGAGGAAAATTTAATTTCATTTTTCTAATTTTTTACTGAATGAATCTGAGATTTTACTACCTACAGCAACGGAAAGAAAACCGAAGAATACTTCAGTATTAAAGCCACGCATAAAGAAATCTATTAAGCCAACAAGCACACAAATAGAAAAAGAAGTAAACATTGTAAGTGAAGTTCTTGACCATTTTCCCTCTTTCTTTAAAGTGTCACGAAATAAACTTTTTATTTTTTCTATCATTTGGTAGAATCGCAATTAGTTTTTCTTTTATCTCCACCTTATTACGGGTTGATGCTTGACGTATTTCTTGGTTTGAACTTAGGCAATTGAATAGTTTGTCTTCTACGGAGTTCAACCTGGAGTTCATCCAAATCAATGCGATGACAGTCATTCCTAAAGCACCATGTTTTTTAATAGTTTCTAAAATTTCAAGCATTGGTTGTGGTTTATAAAAATAGTATTGAATCGTTGAATCCTTGCGTTTGTTGGATAGATGGTCTAATGTCTGAATCTCTATTTAAAGGCGAAATAAAGTTAGGAAATAAGTCTTTGTTCATATCCAAATATTTCCAAAGTCTCGATTCGTAGAAACTAGCTTTTTGTGCATAATGGTCTTGTACAAAGTTTACTTCTCCTTGACTTACGTTATTCGAATAGTCTCCATTTTGCGTTTGGATTCCTTTGTTCTTAAGTTGGTATGATAAACCGAAAGCAGCATCTTCAGCACTTCTCCAGGCAATAGCGGGTTGAATGTAAGTTACTAATTCTTCTTCGTCAACTGTTAATGTTTGATTGTTATAAGCGGCCAAAACGTAGTTATAAAAATAAGTACCTAGAATCGGCATTATTCTCATGTCGCTTTGAGTCTTTATAAAAGGAACGATGTTGTTCACGTCAATGTTTGCAGTTATTGGCGTCTGCGTTTTTAGGTAATTTTCAGTTACAAAGTAAATCATAGTGCAGGAGGTGTTTCAATTGGTTTTAATCCTAGTAATTCTCTCAACTCGTTTTGAGTCATTGAATCAATTAACTTAGAAGCTAAAGCTGGATTTACATTTGCAATAATATTAGAAATTTCACTTGTTCTTTCATCCATTTCAACAATGGTATCGTTAACGATTTGGAAATTATTAATTACTAGCTTTGCATTGATGTTGCAAATAGCTAAAATCTCGTTAAAGATTTCTTCGACTGAGTTACGCAAAGGAATGATACTATTCTTTTCAAATATTACATAAGATTGTTTGATGTCGCTGCCACTTCCTAACTTACCGCTTACTCTAATTCCCATTAGTATAGGGTCTATTATATGCGCTTGACAAATCTTTGAATCTATGCTCTCCGTAGTTACCTGGAACAAGTTATCGTTTGAATTCGTAGGTATTGCTTCAATCGTTGGAAGAGATTCTTTATTGTTAGCAAAGAATGCGATTGCTTTTCCTGCGTTTGTCGCTCCTTTTGCTCTATCGATTGTAGTTTTAATAGAGTTCTTCTCTTCTTCGTTTTGTGGTTTCTTCGGAAACATCATTGCAAACGATGGGAAGATAGAGTTTTGAATGTTTGACTTTTGCAAATAAGACATTTCACCATCTAAAAAAGCCCAATTCATACAAGATGAATATTGCGGTAAAGTGTAAACATCTTGACCTACGGAATAGTCCTCATAACAATACAAGAATTCAAGGTCTTTTGTGTTGAATCTATAAGGCTTGATTGTATAGATGTTTATTTGTGTAGACCAATCATCGCAGATATAGTATAAATCATTTGTTGCGTTCTTTCGTACTTTATCCGCTGCGATGTGCTTACAAAATATAAGTGTACCCGTTTGATTAAATCGCAAGTGAAAGTAAACTCTACCATGAATGATTTTTTCCTTAGTAACTGCGGGTAAAATCTTTCTCAGATTCATTCGCTTTTCAAATGCGTAGATGTCTACTTTCTCCATTGGTGAAGCAGTCGGAGAATATTGCAATTCGTACCCACCGCCAACCGTAGCATTTGTTTTAAAATCTACAATCGCACCATGTAGAGGGCTTGTGTAATACATTTGATTTAAAAGTTGTGGATAGAGATTGTCTGAGCCAAATCTAACGTAATTACCAACGTTTAAACGGGCATTCACGTAAGGTAAAGATAAATCTCCTTTTCCTACTTTTAAGAATGGTGTAGAGAATGCTTGATACCCTCCCAATTCTTGTACTTCTACAGCTTTGTTAGAGCCAAATTCGAATCCTAAAATTTTCATTAATCGTAAATTGTGTTTGTTACTACTCCTGCGACAACCATTCTGCCCTCTTCTACTACATTTAAACCAGTATAGTAATCTATATCTTGGTCTATAACATTAATAGGGTCGGCAGATTCGTAAACAGTATAGGTATATTGTCCAAGAATAAAGGTCGCATCTACGCCCTCCGTTAACTCAAACAAATTGTATCGTTCTTTATAGTCTGAATAGTCTATTCCTACCCATTGAAAACCTTGTGAACTTTTATTAAATTCATTTTGGAAAAGGAATAAGTAGGTAGGATTCGAAATAGTAGATGACTCAGTTAACGTGAGAACAAAAGTATTAAACGAATCTTTTTCTAAGTATATCATATATTATAATGGTGTTTAATTTTGATTTGTTATAAAACAAAAAACCCCCACTAATAAAAGTGAGGGTGAGGATAGCAAAGTTTACTTTTAAACTAGTAAACCAGCAATGATAGTAGGGTCAACTTCGTAAGCTAAATTTTCTGATTCAGCAACGATAGTAATTGAATACTTACTTCCGTCAGCTTTAGCAGTTCCCGACCCTTCAGCTACCGCAGTTACTTGTGCATTCGGGAAATACCAATATTTACCGTTCGCATCTAAAACGATAATCGCTAGGTCTCTTTGTCCTTCACCAAGAATCTTGATAGAACGAGACTTCGCTGCTTCTCTACGGTGGAACATTAAAGTAATCGTTGCCGTAACGAAAGAAGAGCCATTGATTAAATCATTCGCTTGGTCTTCAACATAGTTACCCGTATTACGCTTAAATTCGAAAGGAATAAAAGGGTCTCCCGCAGTGATTGCAGTTATTTCCCAATTGGTATCGTCAACCGTAATTGAAGTTACTTCGCTTTGGTCATTTATGTAAACCGTTTGGATGCCTCCGATGTTGTTATCGCATCCTTTTGTGATTGTTGTTATTGTATTACAAGGCATTTCGTTTATGTATTAAAAAAGGGATGATGTTTGTTGCACCACCCCTTTCTAGTTAGTAACTAGTTCTTAAGAATAAAGAACAATCTCAGTTGGGTTTGTATACCAGAATCCAACTTTCAAGTTAGCACGAGTTCTCAAGTAAGGCTCAGCAACTGTATCGTTCAAGTTAACCGCTCTCAACGCTTTTGCATCTGACTCAGAATCGAAAGCATAGATTAAGTTATTCTTCAAAGTTAATACCGCAGTATCGTTAGGAAGACCTTCAGCAACTACCATCTTGATACCCAAGAAAGTTAACGCCAAAGGAAGCGTAACGAATGTTTGAGTGTTACCTGAAGCAGCAGCCAATTCGTAAGCAGTAGCAATGTTTGAAGAAACATAGAAACGTAAATCAGCTTTCTTACGCTTGATTGTTGCAGGAGCAGCATTCAAGATTGCAGTAAGTTGTGCAATTACGTTAGAAGAAGTAATAGCAACATTTGCAACATCTACAACCGCAGCATCAGCCAAAAGTCTTTTCAAGTAACCATCACATAAAGACAATAAATCATCTACGGAATCAGTATCACCTTGCCATCTCAATAACTCAACATCCTCACCAATTTGCATAGACATTGTTTCCCAATAGTAACTCATGAAAGAAGCAACTTCGAAACTTCCGTTACTTCCCGCAGCCATTTGCAAAGAAAGGAAAGACTGCTCTAAGTCGAACTGACAAATTTGAGCCATAGCAGACAATGCACAAACATCGATGTCGATAGCATCCAAAGCATCTGTAGGAGCAGAGAAAGCACAAGTTGAAGATTGTAAGATATTACCGAAAGTAACGTTAGCTAATTTAGTAGCTGACTTGATACCTGGTAAAGTTCGGTAGTTGTCTACAATATCTTCAGTAATATAAGCACGAGAGTAAAACTCGTTAGGATTAGCACAAAGTAGTGCGTTTGTTTCGATGTCTAAATCGAATTTTAATTTTCTTGACATTTTTAGTCTTTGTTAAATTGGTTAAACTTCATTAATTTTTCGTGAGCAGATAATTTTTGCTCGGTAACTTCCACTTCTTCTTCTTCAAGAGCTGGAATCATTGCTTTTACTTCAGCTATTAACTGAATAAATTCGTTGTACTTTTCGTCAATTGTAGGCATAACGATTGCAAGAATAGCTTCAGCGTCAGCAGTCGGGTCAACTGCCATTGCAGTTTCGACAACTTCTTCTTCTACTACTTCGTCAGTCATTACTACCTCTTCTTCAACAACTTCTTCGGTAGCCATTTCGACTTCCACTTCAGCTTCGGGTGCATCTTTCACTTCGACAACTACTCCATCTTTTACAACGTAGATTTTGCCTTCGATTAGATGTTCTCCATCAGGTAAATTCATACTGTTTTTTATTTGTTTATTAATACTTAATTTTAAGCCTAAAAACCCCTCAATTGAGAAACCAACTTGTCCGCTTTCAACAAGTTTATTATAATATTCTTTGTCCGTTATTTGAGCAGTCAACATAAGCGTTCCCTTAGGTACTTCAATACCATACGAACTATATGACTTATCTGACTTAGGATTTTCAACTAGCCAACTTTCAAGAATGTAAGCGGGAACAATTTGCCCAGCGTCATGCTCCAGGTTGAAAAGATTATTGTTGTTTAGATTCTGCATGAAATCGGAATAGATTGTTTCTATTTCTTCTTCAGAAAATTGTACAAAATACTCTCCTTCTTCATCGTTTCTGTAAATGTCCATCGGAATCATGGCGGGTGCTACGATTCTCATCTTTGGCTCATCCGCAAACTGCATGATTTTTGAATGACTATTAAACGCCATTCCTTTTACTAAAATTGCGGGTTTACTAGTGAATGCTACTTGCTCAATTCCTAATACTTCCCCATCGGAATAGTCTTCGTCAATCGTAACTTTAAAAATAGGAATGTCATTCGCCATACATTATAATGGCATATACTTTTTTTTGTTATATTTTTGTATATTTGCTAAAAAAACACTATGGTAAAAATCGGAACAACGAAGATTAACAACGAAGTAACTGAACTTACAATTGAGCAGTTTGAGAAGTTGAGCGCAACAATGAATAATTTGGAACTTGACCAATTCGAGAAATGGGCTAAAATATTTATTGACTTAGGCGCAAATGAAGATGAAGTTTATGATTTAGATTTTGAAAAGTTTACTGAAATCGTGAAAGACTTTTGTGATACAAAGAAAAAGCCTACAAAAAAGTTTCTTAAATCAATTGAATTCGATGGTTATACTTACCAATCCTACGAAGATAAGTTTAAATTAAACGTTCGTGATTTAAAAATGATTGAAAAAGCAGTTTCTACATCTCCCGAAAATTATATTTCCAGAGTTATGGCTATTATTTTTAAACGAACTGATTTAAGTAAAGCAGAACATTACGGTGATTCACACATAGCATTGAAGTCGAAGATGTTTAAGGAGCAAAAAGCAAATATAGCTATTCCTTTTATTGCTTACATCGGACAAAAGTTAGGTAAAACCGCTAAAGATATTCAAGTTGAAGCTACCGAAATCGTGGAATGATATAACAGTCGAACAGTTTATAGAGTTGAGGTCTTTAAATAACGAAGACTTTGACTCTTTATTTAGCTACGAAATAGAATGCTTGTCTATTTTGACTGACATAGATGTAGATGAATTCGATGACATGGAAATAGACGAACTTTCCAATATTGTTAAGCAAGTAACATTCATAAAAAAACAACCTTCAAATATTTTCAAGAATGAAATCAACAATCTTACCTATATTGGATTGAATGATTTAAAGCTAGGTGAATTTATCGACCTGGAATATTACTTTGCAAATGACTACGTTAAACACTTGACTTATATTAGTTCTGTTTTGTACCGTAAAACTAAACTTAGCGAATGGGAAGAATTGATTTTTGAAGATTATTCATTCAACATAGAAAAACGAAAGGAGCAGTTTAACGAGTTGCCTATTACATCAA